GACCAAAAGGGCAAACGTATCTTGTTGTCCTTGTAGCCCCATCGTTTGAACAAACTTATCACTCGATGGCTTGGATACCACGAGTGAAGGCCAAACTTCTCAGCAACCTTGATTCGAACTTCGGCTTTGGCAACACCCACTATTCCTTGGAATGCAATCGCGTGCCCAATGAACTGTAAGTCATGCACGAACATCTCCCTAATGAAAAAGCTTCGGTTGTACGCTTTATCGAGCGAGAACTTGTACTTCCCAATTGTGAAGAAATGTCCTTCGTCACCAACTTCTTCAAGAGTTGGCATGTCCCTAATGTCCGATCCCGAAATAGTCTTAACCTCAGTTATAGTAACTTTTGGGCCCCTGTAACGGAGAACAAAACCTCGAACCTGGAGCAGAACTGGCTTGCGGAATTTAAATGAACGAACTAGAGTAGAAGTCGCATTTATGGACCCAAACTTTCCAGCTCTGAAGACTTCATATTCAATAATTTCTTCATTGTGACAGTGTTCGCATTCATCAAAAGCAAGAATGATCTCTTGTTTGGTTCCTTGCCTGTCATCATCCAGTTTCATGTTTGTGACCGTAAAAGTGTGTCCTTCAATGTCGTTGTCAGTAAATCCAGAGTCACCAGACTTAAATGAAGCCTCCTCAACCACAATTGGGTCGTCTTCAATTCCTTGAGCTTTGATATCAAACTCCTCAGCTGCTTCATCGAGCAAATCATTAACCTCCTGTGGTAGAGATCTCGCACGGTAATAACTTTCCATGATCCTTTCTGCTTGGATCTGGAAGTCTGCAGCTTGTTGCAAACCCTCTTTTCTGTGAGTATCAGCTGCTTTACAACAGTTTTCAACCACTTGGGAAAAGGTGACAGCCTCTGTCCCTTTCTCAAAGGACATTGATTGTTCACCTTGAACCCTTTTTGCAATGGTCATATTCAACCGAGCTGGGTCAAAACCCTTGGAAGAACCTTCACTCAATCCTTCAAACCAAATCACCGTTCCCTCATCTATGCCGTCCTGTATCCTACGAACGACGGCTTGGGGATTAACGATCTGTTTTTGTTGTGCAAAGTCCGAAACATTGGTGGTTGCCAATATAAATTTTGGTCGAACCCCCGTAGTTCCTTTCTGCTCAACAGAAGAAAATTGAACTGACAATTCCTCGGGATTAACCCATTTTATGATGCGTTCAGCATCTGAATTCTCCATCCCTGGGGCTGTTGTTTTCATGAAAGCCTCATTGATTCGCACAATTTCAGTGCTATTATTGATGCCATCATCCCACTTATCACCATTGGTGAAGTGGACATACGGCTTCTTGCTTTTCTTCCAGCTCTCCAGTTTTGTCATGTCAGTCTTCCCTGT